AGTATGATTATGGGTATCAAAGAAATTTTAGAAATGATTTAAAAGGCATAGGAGGGTTTTTATTAGGTTTAGCTAACCCTGCTTTAGGTTTAGCTTACCAAGGATATCAAGCATTCAAACCTGAATTAAATACTTTCTATAATTTACCAAACATAGAAGTTCCTTTCAATAAAGATACAAGAATTTATCAACCTGAAGGCATTGGTCAAATAAAAGACCCTATGTTAGTTGCAGAGTTGACTAAAGCACAACAAAAAGCTTTAGCGGGTCAAAGACCTGGCTATGATGCTGGTTTGTTTACAATAGATGATGTTAGACAAAACATTTCTCCATTGAACAATCCAAAATCACCTGCTACAATAGAAGAGATAAAACAATATTGGGGAATTATATAGGAGCCCTTATGAACAAAGCACAGAAGAAAATAAAAAAAATTATGAAGGAATACAAATCTGGAAAACTTCATATCGGTAAATCAGATAAAAAAGTTAAGTCAAAAAAACAAGCGATTGCTATTGCATTATCTGAAGCAGGTAAATCTAAAAATAAAAAAAGGAGCTAAGATGAAAAAATCTGATAAAAAAGATATTAATCATTCTAAGTTTGTTAACAAAGACGGCTACTTAAAGGGCGGAGTTGAAGTTGAGATGACAAATCCTCAAGAAACTCAAGAACAGCAAGTAGGTGGTCAAAGAAGAATGTTAGCAGAGAAAAAAAGAAAAGCTAAGTGGTATTAATTTATGATTCCTTGGGGATTATTAGGTCAAGGTCTTAAAGCAGGTCTAGCAATTTACAAAAATAAAAAGGCATCTGAAGTTGCGATGTCTGAAGCTCGTCTTCTTCACGCGGAGAAAATGAAACGGGGGGAAATCGAATACTCTGGAAAAATTATGGAAAATCAGAAGGGAGACTGGAAAGATGAGTTCGTACTTTTAACTATTTCGAGCCCTCTGTTTCTATTAGCTTACTCTGTATTTGCAGAAGATGATAAAATGCAAGAGAAGATTGATCTATATTTTCAAAAATTACAAGAGATGCCCTGGTGGATAGTCGGCCTTTGGGTTTCAGTAGTCGCGGCTATATATGGACTTAAGGCTACAGATATTATAAATATGAACAAAAACAAATAAGGAGAACAATAATATGGAAAAGAAAAACAAATATTCTAACAAAGGCATGAATGCCTTAGCTAAGAAAAACCCAGATGTAGCTAAAAAAATTATGGGCTACAAAAAAGGTGGAAAAGTTTCTAAATCTAAAATGAAGAAGAAAAAGTAATGGCTGATCCAATTAAAGAATATTTAGATACAAAAAAATCTAAGTCAGAAAAAGATAAAGCTAAAATTAAATTAGCTGAAAAAATGGCTAAGAGAAAAAAGACATCACCAAGTGATATGCTTCAAACTATTAAAATTCAAGAACGGTTTGATAAAGATCCAGTATCTAGAAAAACAGATTTAATAGGTGATGATAAACTTACTACAGATTTTAAAAAAGGTGGTTTAGTAAGAGTTAAACCTAAGTTAGCTAAAAGAGGATGGAGATAAATGGCTAAACTTTGTCCAAGAGGAAAAGCAGCGGCAAAAAGAAAATTTAAAGTGTATCCAAGTGCATACGCTAATATGTATGCTTCTGCAGTTTGTTCTGGCAAGGTCACGCCTGGTGGTCGTAATAAAAAATCAGTAGGTGGATTATCTCAATCAAGAAAAAAAGTTTCAAACTATAATCAAGGCGGCATTGCAAAAGGATGTGGTGGTGTTATGGAAGATAGAAGAAAAGTAACTAAATATGTCTAATGGAGGTTTACGTAAATGGGTAGCAGAAAAATGGGTCGACATAGGTTCTCCGAAGAAGAATGGGCAGTATCAACCTTGCGGGCGGTCAAAAGGCTCAAAGAGAAAATATCCAAAATGCGTTCCACTTGCAAAAGCCACACGGATGACAAGTTCTCAAAAGGCGAGTGCTGTCAGACGAAAACGTGCAGCCCAAAACACTGGCCCTAAACCAACTAATGTTTCTACATTTGCAAAACGTAAAAAAATGAGCTATGGAGGATTAGTATGATAGCTACAAGAGGAATGGGAAGAGCTTATATGGCATCAGGTGGTAGAACACCTGCATGGCAAAGAAAAGAAGGTAAATCCGAATCAGGTGGATTAAATAGAAAAGGTATTGCATCTTACAGAGCTGCCAATCCTGGTTCTAAGTTATCGATGGCTGTAACTACCAAGCCATCTAAATTAAAAAAAGGTAGCAAAGCTGCAAACAGAAGAAAGAGCTTCTGCGCTAGAATGAAAGGAATGAAAAAACGATTAACCTCAGCTAAAACGGCTAGAGATCCAAATTCTAGGATTAATAAATCTCTTAGAAAATGGAACTGCTAATGGCCGACGATCCACTATTAATACCTTACAAATTACAAAAAAGTATTCACAATTCTCTACAAAACATAAGTGATGCTATGATTAGTGGAGGGGTTGACAGTATGGAAAAATACAAGTATATGTTAGGACAAGCACATACGTTACAATATATTTTACAGGAAATCTCTAACCTGCTAGAAGAAAAGGAGCAAAAACAAAATGACGGAAACGTTATCGAACTCGGAAAAAACAATCCCAAAGACTAAATTTGCTTTGGAAGAAAAATACCAAAAAGAACAAGATCATCATACTAAAAAAACTTTAAATCCAGATAATATTAAACCACTTGTAGATGAATTACCAAATCCATCGGGATGGAGACTTTTAGTTTTACCTTTTACACCAAAAGATAAAACCAAAGGTGGATTAATTATTGCACAAGAAACTTTAGACAAAGTTAGAATTGCAACTAACTGTGGGTACGTTTTAAAATTAGGCCCACTTGCATACAAAGACAAAGACAAATTTGAAGAACCTTGGTGTAAACAAGGTGATTGGGTAATTTTTGCCAGATACGCTGGGTCAAGATTACCGATTGAAGGGGGTGAAGTGCGTATATTAAACGACGACGAAGTTCTTGGAACCATAAAAGATCCTGAGTCGGTTCTTCATTACATTTAAACCTAACATAGGAGGAAAACTATGCCCGAAGAAGCAAAAAAAGAAAATATGGTAGACATCGATACTTCAGGCCCTGGAGCAGAAGTAGAACTAGAAAATAAAAATTCTGAAACAGAAAACGAAGGAGTAGAAAATGAAACAATTGAAACTGTTGCTGACAGTGATAAGCCCGATGATTCAGTTAAGGAATCTGATGAGCAGTCTGCTGTTCAAGATGATAAACAAGAAGAAAAAGATCCGATTAATCCTAAAACAGGTAAGAAATTTTCTGAAAACGAAATAGAGGAATACGGTCAAAAAGTCAAAAAACGTATTTCTAACCTAACAGGTAAGTTAAGAGAATCTGAAAGAAGAGAGCAAGCTGCTCTGGAGTATGCTCAAAAAGTTCTAAGAGAAAAAAATGATCTTAATGAGAGACTCTCTAGATTAGATTCAAATTATGTTTCTGAAGTTGAAACTAGAATTCAATCAGGTTTAATTGCAGCTGAAGCTAAACTAGCCGCTGCTAGAGAATCTGGAAACATTAAAGATGAAGTAGCTGCTCAAAAAGAGATAGCTAGACTAGGTTTTGAAGAAGGTAGATTAGCGGATATTAAATCTAAACAATCTAAACTTGAAAAAACAAGTCAACCTGTTGAAAGAGAAGTTCAACAACCACAACAAAATCAACAATTTCAACAACCCGCTATTGATCAAAAAACTCAAAGCTGGGTTGATAAAAATAAGACTTGGTTTGGGCCTGATAGGGCTATGACAGCTGTGGCTTATTCAATTCACGAAGATCTATTAGATGAGGGTTATGAAGGCTCTACAGATGATTATTTTTCTGAATTAGACAAAAGATTAAGGGTTGAATTTCCCACAAAATTTGGTAATAATACCGAACAAGTTTCTACAGAAAGAGCAAAACCTGCTCAAACTGTAGCATCAGCGAGACGTCCATCGCAAACAGGACGCAAAAAAACTGTGACACTCACATCTTCACAGGTAGCAATTGCTAAAAAATTAGGTGTGCCATTGGAAGAATATGCGAAACAATTAAACGCGAAGGAGGTATAAGCATATGGAAGATAATACAATGAAAACTTCTCGCGCGAGTCAAACTAGAGCGAAAAGTGATCGACAAAAAGTTTGGACTCCACCATCAAGTCTAGAGGCGCCACCTGCGCCAGACGGTTATAGGCATAGATGGATTAGATCTGAGGTTTTGGGTTTCGATGATACCAAAAACATTACAGGTAAATTCAGATCTGGATGGGAACTCGTGAGAGCGGATGAATATCCAGGTGATAACTATGCAACAGTTAAAGACGGTAAATACGCAGGGGTAATTGGAGTTGGTGGCCTATTGCTGGCAAGGATACCAGAAGAGATCGCAAGGCAAAGAGATGCTTACTACAGGAAGCAAACTCAAGACCGAGACGACGCAGTAAATAACGATCTTATGAAGGAACAGCACCCAAGTATGCCTATAAACACTGATAGGCAAAGTCGTGTAACTTTCGGTGGTACGAAGAAACGTTAATTTTTTAACAATTCTTCTCCAACGAGTTAAACAAAAAAACTAAAACTTAGGAGAAAAAAACTATGGCAAATAATAACTCACAAGGATTTGGTCTTAAACCAGCTATGAGAGTTGGAAATACTCCAGCTATTCAAGGGCAGTCTAAGTACTTAATCGATGCGGGTGAAACTAACGCTATTTACAACGGAGAACCAGTAAAAGTTGATATTTCAGCAACTACTGGTGGATACATTGTAACTGCAGCGGCAGGTACTGCGATGGTTGGTGTGTTGAACGGTGTTTTATATACTGATGCAACATCTAAAAAACCAACTTGGAGCAACTACTACCCAGCAGCTACAACTCCAGCAAATAGTGAAGACGTCACTGCATTTGTCAATGATGATCCTTTCCAGGAATACATCATTGGTACAAACGCAACTCTTGGTGCTACGTTGGCTTTAAGACAATCTAAAGTTGGATTGACTTACGCTACAACTTCAGCAGCGGGAGACACAACTAATGGTAAATCTACAGTAACTTTAGATATCTCAAGTGCGGCTACAACAGCTAAACAATTGAGAATGGTTAGAGTAGCTGAAGACCCAGAAAATGATGATCAAACAGCAGCTTACTGTTCAGTAGTTGTAAAGGTGAACTTACACCAATACATTGTTGGATCGTTAGCAACAGGCATATAATAGGAGGAAATAAATTATGGCTATATCAAGATCACAACTAGTTAAAGAACTAGAGCCAGGTTTAAATGCACTATTTGGCCTGGAGTACAAAAGATACGAGAACGAACACGCTCAGATTTTTGATTCTGAAACTTCTGACAGAGCTTTCGAAGAGGAAGTAATGTTATCAGGTTTCGGTAATGCTCAAGTCAAAGGCGAAGGTCAAGGTATCTCTTACGATGATGCTCAAGAGACTTTTACTTCTCGTTACACACACGAAACAATTGCTTTAGGATTCGCGATCACTGAAGAAGCGATCGAGGATAACTTGTATGATAGACTTGCGTCTAGATATACAAAAGCATTAGCTAGATCTATGGCTAATACTAAACAAGTTAAAGCAGCTAACGTGTTAAACAACGCATTCGATTCTAGCTACGCTGGCGGAGACGCAAAAGAACTTTGCGCAACTGACCATCCTACATTGGCTGGTATTTTCTCAAATGAGTTATCAACTTCTGCTGACTTAAATGAGACATCTTTGGAGCAATCGTTAATCGATATCGCTGCTTTCACAGATGAAAGAGGCCTTAAAATAGCTGCGAGAGGAATGAAATTAATTATACCTAGTGAATTACAATTCACTGCGGAAAGATTAATGAAATCTTCTCAAAGAGTCGGTACTGCTGATAACGATATTAACGCGATCAATTCAATGGGGATGATTCCTCAAGGTTATGTAGTTAACCACTACTTAACTGATACTGAAGCGTTCTTTATCAAAACAGACGTACCTAATGGAATGAAAATGTTTACTAGAGCACCTATCAAAACTTCAATGGAAGGTGACTTTGACACTGGTAACGTTAGATACAAAGCTAGAGAAAGATACAGCTTCGGCTGGTCTGACCCTAGAGGTATCTTCGGATCACCAGGTGCGTAATCATTAGATTAAACCAATTAAAGGGGCGCTTGATGCGCCCCTTTTTTTATGCTAGAAAGACAAAATCATGAAAACTTTCCGAGTACAAATTAAAGCATATGGTTATTATGCTGATTTTAATTTAGAGTCAGAAGACGAAGATAAGGCTTTTGAAAAAGCACTACTTGACAAACTGACAAAAAATGATATTGTATGGGAACAAACTAGATTTTATGATAAATCAAAAGTTTGGATAACCTATGAGGAGGTTAATGATGCAAACACACGTTCAATCCCTTTACAAACAGAAGAGGGGCTTAGAACTACAGTGGGAGCAGCACTATAACAACGAGGGTAGATATACTCTTGATATGGTGAAGATTGATAACAAAATAAAAGAAGTTATCAATCATATTAAGATGGCAGAAGCTAAAGAAGCTAGTCGACTTAATAAAATAAATGATGCTGCACCACAAGTTTCAGTAGCTACTTAAACAAAACGCTACTAAATCGCTGGAAACTTCAACTCCACTA